CCACTACTATTTCCGGTTCCTACAGATTGTCCGACACTGATTCTCGCAGTGTTAAGTGATGTAATAACATCAACTGCCGTATTTGTTGTTTTTCTGATTTCTATATCAGCAGCAGGAGTATCAGAACCAATACCGAGTTTATTATCAACAACCAGTGCGGTTACAGTTGCAGATGAACCAACAATATTTCCTACCGTAATAGCAGGTGTGCCATCAAGTCCGAATGAAGTTGATGCAAAACCTGCGGTCTGTGCAACACCACTTAAGTATCCTGTGACATTACCAGTTACGTCACCAGTTAGATCACCAGTCACATTTCCGGTTACACTACCAACAAAACTCGTTGCAGTGATAATACCAGCAGACATTGTGACTGCTGTGCCAACTTTAAGTACAGTAAATGTAGAAATTCCACTGTTTACATTACCACTTAAATCTCCGATAAAATTAGTGGCAGTTATGACACCAGATACTTTAGCATCACCAACTACATGGAGTTTAGAAGTTGGATTAGTAGTTCCGATGCCGACTTTACCATCATCTTTTATGCGAACTTGCTCAACAAGACCACTGGAACCAGTAGAAGTCTTCAGTACCATATCATGGTCTGCTGAATAATTTTGAGATGCTACAACAGCAACACCTCTAGTACTTGGCTCCTGAACTGCAGATTTACCAATAAAGAGTGATTGTTCTCCGATTCCACCAGTGCCTTGTATCATTACATCACCAATGGTGTGTAATTTTTCTGATGGATTAGTGGTTCCTATACCGATTTTGCCATCATTTTGAAGTATAATATTATTATCTGCAATGTCACCCGCACCACCAATAACAGTTGTGCCATCAGGATAGATAGCAAATCTATGACTACCAGCACCATTACCAACGGTAAATGCTTCAGAACCAGAAGTTTTGCCAGTTGTTGAAGTTCCTCTATATACTTGTAATTTTCCTGTAGAACCTACTCGAAGTTTCTCATCACCACTTGTTTCTACGGTGAATGTATCAACAGCAGGGAATCTAATCTTAGTATTAGTATCTCCAATATGAACAATACTATCGTCTATATGAACACCGGATTGTGCTGTAATAATACCCGTGAAGTTGCCTTGTCCAGTTGAATCAATACCAACACCATAAGTTGCCGATGTTGGATCATCACCAATTTGCAATAAAGTTGCCGGATTAGTTGTACCTATACCAACATGTGTTAATGTAGAAATGCCTGAACTGTTTATTACCCATCCAGTTCTTGCGATTGCAACAACACCAGATAGTAAACTACCATCACCTATAAATTGTTGTGCCGTTACAACACCAGTTGCATTAAGACTGGTTGCATCCAATATTGTTACTGTTGATGCACCTGATACAAATACGTCCTCGGTGACAAATAAATCAGAAGTTGATACAATACCACTGACCTTTGCAGTTCCTCTTACATCAAGAAACTCGGTCGGAATCGATGTGCCAATTCCGACCAGGCCATTTGCATTTACTATAAAATTGTCATTATCAACTTGGACACCATTACGAAAGTTAAAGGACTTCTTATAATTTGCCATCTACTTTAGAATACTTTAGGATCTCCATCTAGTTATTTATCTGATAATTTTTGCTCCAGAATTTCAACTTTTGCTGATAATTCCTTGACTGCCTCAATAAGTAGTGCGGTGAGTTTGTCATATTTAACTGCCATGTAACCAGTTTCCCTAGTAACAGTGAGTCCAGGAAGTCCAAGAGCAGCAATTTCTTGTGCAATAACACCGGTGTCTTCACCTTCATGAACACCACCTTCAATCCAGGTAAATGTATTACCGCTAATTGAAAGTACCTTGGCAAGAGGTTGTTCAATTGGTGTGATATTCTCCTTCAATCTTTCATCAGAAGAGAAGAATGCGGTGATGTCGCCGGTGACTGTTAAATCTCCATCAATGGCAGTATCACCATTCAGTGTTATTGTGCCACTAACAGTTAGGTTATCATCAACCGTTACCGTGCCACCAGCAGAATCAAGAGTTAAGTTACCAGTAGAAGTATCAATTTCTCCATCACCACTTACACCGATTCTAATTTCATCGATGTGTGCTTCTGACCAACGTAGAGCAGCAGTGCCAAAATAAGCACCTTCATTAGCATCTGGAACAAGACCAGTATTAAATACTGCCTGTCCTGCAAATGTAGAGATGCCAGTTACATTTAACTCTCCGTCAACACTTAAATTAGCATTAGCAGCAATTCTGTTAGTGGCAGCATCAAGTTTTAAATCACCCGTGGTTGTGTCAATCGTGTTATCATCGGTGATTGCAATCTGAATATTGCCGAATGTGGCACCTGCACCAGTAAGATTATTTGTAAAACTCGTATTGCCCGTAACATTGATGTCTCCACCAACATTTAAGTTTTTGGCAATACCAACACC